CCCAAGTGCTGATACATTTACAGTAGAAACTGATGGTAGTGAAAGATTAAGAATCAACAGCTCGGGCAATGTTGGTATAGGTATAGATGCTCCTACTGAAAAACTACATGTAATTGGACAGGTCGGAGGCACTAACCCTACAGCAGGATCAAAATGGGATATTGCTAGATTTGTAGCACATGATTATTCTCCAGCGAATAGTGGTGGATTAACTATAGGTGCTTATTGGCATAACACTACTGTAGCGGAAAGAAAATCATATATTCAATCATCACAAAACATTGATTCTGGAAGCACTGCTAGAGACTTGTTATTAAATCCTGATGGTGGTGATGTCGGTATAGGAATTACAAATCCAAATACAATTCTCCATCTTGCAGCAGATGATGTACCAGCACAAGGTTCTGACTATGCAGCATTATCTCTTGGATCTTCTGCCCAGCCAAAAAGAAAGGTTGAGATAGGTGCAAGAAGAAGTACTGTAGGTGGTGATTGGGATAATGTAGGTATTGGATTTAAAGTTCATGAATCTAATAATAATAATGATGAACCAGAACTTAAAATGGTTCTTGATTATAATGGTTATCTTGGTGTTGGAACCAGTAATCCTGCTGCACTGCTTCATGTCTCTAAATCTATAAGCACAGCATATGATCCAACTGCTGATAGTGCTCAAAGAGATGGAACAGCAACAATTAATATTGAAAATAATGATGGAACAACAAATAGTTTTGCACAATTAGCATTTGATACAGCAGGAAATAATCAATCAATTGCAAGAATTGTTGCATTAAGAACTGGTGCAGCATCTAATGATTTAGCATTTGTTCTCGAACATAGTAATACAAAGGCTGAAAGACTTCGCATCGACTCAGCTGGTCGTTTATTAGTGAATTTATCCTCTGCAATGACTACTGGTTCTAGTGATCTTAGAGATACTATTCAGGGAACTCATACAGCAGGTGCTCAACTTCTATTGGCACGTAATGATACTTCTGTAGCAGCTACTAACAGACTTGGTGAAATTGCAGCATTAACTAATGATTCTGGAGGAAATGGATATAAGGTAGGTGCATCTATAAGATTTGAAGCTGCTGATGCTCATGCTTCTGGTGATCATCCAACAGCAATATTATTTAAAACTTGTGATGATGCTGACGACACCTTAACAGAGAGAATACGTGTTGATCAGGGTGGTGGCATTTCTATTAACAGAGATAATAGTACTGGTAATAATTCTATTGTTCATATAAGTTCACATGATGTTACAACAAAATTTAATAATGATAATCAACATCAATATGCTTTATTTATCGATACTCATCATTCTGGTACTGAAGAAATAACTTCAAATAGAGTGAAAGCAGGTATTAGATGTGATATGGAGTACAGTGGTACTGGTGTAAAGGACAATGCTTCTAGTAATCGAAATCAATTATATGGAGTACATTGTTCAGTAAATGCAACAAAAGATACATATACGAATTATGGTGGATACTTTGTTGCAGATTGTACTGCAGATGATCAAGAGGAATCCACTACTGTTATGGGTGTATATGGATATGGAAGAAATTATAGTGCTGGAGGATCAAGTAAAACTTCTTCAATATATGGTGGACATTTCTTAGGATATAGAAGTGGAGATATAAATGCTGGACACTGTTATGGTGTATATGCAAGATCACACAACGTTAATGGAACTAGTAATACTGGTGATATGACTGCTGTATATGGAGAATGTGAATTTGATGAAGACGTAACTGTTACAAATGCATATGCCTTTAGAGGCACTATGGATAGAGACGCAGGAACTATTACGAATGGTTATCTCTTTTATGGTTCTTATGTTGGAGACGGCAATTTCACCAACAGATGGGGAATTTACATAGGAGATTCTGCCAAGAACTATCTTGCTGGTGACTTAACAATCACTGGAGATTTAAATGCTAACTCTGGAACAAAAAACTTTAGAATAGCACATCCACTTGTAGGACTCACAACCACAAAAGATCTTGTTCACACTGCGATTGAAGGCCCACAAATAGATTTAATTTATCGTGGAAAAACAACTCTCGTTGCTGGTATATCAACAATTAATATTGATACAAAAACAGGAATGACAGAAGGAACATTTGCTGCGTTAAATCGTGATATCCAGTGCTTTACATCAAATGAGACTGGATGGACAAATGTAAAAGGATCAGTGACTGGTAATAAAATCACAATTATTGCACAGGAAAATACTTGCACCGATACAATTTCTTGGATGGTAATTGGTGAACGTCAAGATGATGGTGTAAAACAATCAAATAATACTGACGCTGATGGTAAACTTATCCTTGAACCTGATAGGAGAACTGACCTTAACGATAAGTATCAGGCAGAAGAAGAGAAGAATGAATATAATATAGATCCTTATCATAATCCTGGTGATGATTAGTCGGTTATCACAACTGCTGTTAAAAGCATTGCAAGATGCAAGAACAGAAATTGTAACATTAAAAACAAAAGTTGCTGCTCTTGAGTCTTCATAAATATTTAAAAAAATATAAAGGGCAATAAATTTTCCCGACCTTCTTAGTATTATCAGCGTAATTGTGCTATAATAAAAGTCTTATAAATTATATTTTAGACTACAGTAATGAACTTTACAATATTTTCTAAGGATGGTTGTCCATATTGTGATAAGGTAAAGCAAGTATTAGAGTTGACAAATAGTAAATATGTGGTGTATACTTTAGGACAGCAGTTTGATAAGGATGCATTTTATGGGGAGTTTGGACATGAATCTACATTTCCTCAGGTTGTTTGTGATGGAAAGAAATTAGGAGGATCTGTTGAAACCATTAAATTCCTCAAAGAAAATAAAATCATTCAGCAATAAGATAAATAAATCAAACGAACGTATTAATCGTGGGTTTGAACTTATAATTAGTGGAGGCAAAAAGAAACGCAAACCATTTCACATTGTTTTTGATAAGATTGTCTGCTTTTTTAATCGAGAAGTAACTATCTACTTTGAATTTTCCTTATCGGCAAGGAAAAAAACCTAATTCCTTAAAGGGGGTAGACAAATGAGCACCATTGATATAGTATTAGTAACAGTATTACCTATATCATTTTTACTTTTTTTAGTGGGGACAATAAGTGGATGGGTAGCAAGAGATTATATGATGAACTATCGGGAAGTACCAAGACCTCACCCCGAAATGTTTGATGGAAATGGGAACTTAGTTCCCGATGAGGTAATTGCATTTAACTTTGAAAACTATCATGACGACAACGAAAGCGAAGAAGACGACAACTAGGAAAACAACACCTAAGAAAAAGGTTACCGTAACTCCTATTCCAAATCTTCCTAGACATCCATTTGCCTTTGAGGTATTTGATTTAGTTTCTAGGCAGAGAACTAAGGCTAAAAAGATTGAAGTTCTACGGAAGTATGGGGAACCTTATCTTAAAATGCTACTCATTTGGAATTTCGATGAGTCAGTAATATCTGCACTCCCTCCTGGACAAGTTCCTTACAATGGATTTGATGATCAGAATGTTTATAGTGGAAGTTTATCTGGTAAAATCACTCAAGATGTTCGTTCAATGCATGAGAGTGGGAATTTTTCTTTAGGTGTTTCTGATCAGAATGGTCAGACTACTCTTCGTAGAGAGTCTAAGCATTTTTATTACTTTGTTAGAGGTGGACAGGATGGTATGAAACCCATTCGTCGTGAAACAATCTTCATTAATATTCTTGAAGGTGTACACCCATTAGAAGCAGAGATTCTTGTTCTTGTAAAAGATAAAGAATTGGAGAATTCTTATAAGATTTCAAGAGAACTTGTTGAGGAAGCATTTCCAGATATTGTATGGGGTAATCGTTCATGACAACAGAAACTACAACAGAGAAGAAAGCAGCAGAAAAATCTTCTCCTTGGTTACCTACAGAAAGAGAATCATCTAGAGAAAAATATGGGTGTGAAATTATTGTAGAGAATGGTTCTAATACAGAGGTCGCTACAAAGAAAGCACCTACTGATGCCTATATTATAAATTATATGCATGAGGATAAGGTTTGCTCTGATTTAACAAGAGGAACAAAGACAACTTTGTTTGATATGTATTGGGATAAGTTTAAGGAAGGATTAAAGTCTATTGAATATGGTCAAGGTACTATAAAACCAAACCTTTGGGGGTATGCACCACCTCAGGCAAAGAAAAAGCGTAAATCGTAATCATCCCTCAGGCAAATTCGACTTTTTATTCCAAATATCGGCGGAAAAAAACTCCGACATTTTTTTGTCTGTAGGGTCGATGTTACATTTTGTTAAGCATTCGTATAAATATCTATATCTGTGTTAGTATTAACACATACGTTCATCCCCGTTGAGGGGACGCAAGTAAGCCGACTCGGAACGGAATCGTTCATCCCATGATCCCATTTATTATTGCTACTGCTTTAAATTGTTCAGAGTCTGATAATCTCATCTCTAAGATGCAGACATACAGAATCTCTGAGGAAGCACGATCTGAAATGATTCAGATTGTTAAGGACAGTGCATCAGGTGAGTGTGATTGGGACGCAAAAGCCGACTAAAGGAACGGATTAAAAACCCAACTACTTTAGGAGTAAATCCAATGGCAAAAGTTACTTACCGTGGTATCTCATACGATACCGAAAATCGTCCTAACAAGACTGTAAGAGCAGCAGAACATGTAGAGACATACCGTGGTGTATCGTTTCTTGTAGATGCTGAAGGACACAAACGTGTTCTATCTACTGTCTAATAGGAGTTAATAACTTAATATGAGAGGAGCTATTGACAGCTCCTCTTTTTTTGTGTAAAATATATAAATACCATATAAAAATTATGGAACCTGAAAGAGAAAAATTAAAACTTATAGTTCGTAATTTAGAACTATTAGTTGATGCTCTTAAAGCAGAAGTATATTCTGATGTAGATGCATACAAGAACTCAAAGGCATTTGAAACTCCTGTTGACTATGATGAACTCTATGCTGACGATGATGGGTACACGGACTAATGAAAAGATCTAAATTATTACTGAAGGCAATTAAGAAGTCTCTTAAGAATGAATTTCTTTATGATGATAAGGAACTTATTTACATGAAAGAACAAGTTAAAATTCTTGAGGAAGAGATTTCTGCTGAAAGATCAAAACGTAACAAAGGATTTGGAGAATGACTGTAAAACTTGTAAGTATCACTCCTGATGCAGAACAGACTATGGGGTATATTGCCCGTGTGTCTAACCCTGCTAATCAGGACAATGAGAAGTATGCTGGACTGCTAAGGTATTGTATCAAGCATAATCATTGGAGTGTATTTGAACAGTCTTCTATGTCCTTAGAGATAGAGACTACCCGTGCTATTGCTGCACAGATATTACGTCATAGGAGTTTCACATTCCAAGAGTTCTCTCAGAGGTATGCTGATAGCACTGCATTGGGTAATATTGAGTTACCAGAGCTTCGTCAACAAGATTTGAA